AAAGGGAAACAACAATAAAGTACCAGAATTATTAGCAAAATATAAAGCATTGTCTAGTATACCTGGATTACGATAAACACTTTTCGTTTCGTATGTTTAGACTTTTTAATTATTATTTCGTAAACATCATGAATATATCATATGAAAGTATACTATATGAAACCGTTTCTAAGTGAAAATGACGAAAACATGTTTTACAAGCATCTGAATAATGCCAAAATTTATTTTGAATATGGTTCCGGTGGCAGTACCTATCAGGCAAGTATCCGGGACAACATTCAAAAGATTTATTCTGTTGAAAGTGATATTCAATGGCAATCAAAATTAAAAAGGACTATCAAAAAGGAAAATATTGTATATATATTTAATGAAATGGATACACGACCAAATAATTGGGGGAATCCAGGTGTAAATGCAACTGAACAACAAAAAATAAATTACAGTAATCATATGAGAAATCTAACTAAAGAAGAACAACAAAATATCGATTTAGTATTCATAGATGGGCGTTTTCGCGCGGCATGTTGTCTGAAATGTGTGGATATAATGAATCCTAATTGTTTAGTCGCATTTGATGATTTTTTGACTAGACCACAATACCACATCGTGTTAGATTATTTTGATATCATAGACAAAACTACCGACGAAAGAATGGTGATATTGAAAAAAAAAGAAAATGCATCGGTACCGTTAGAAGTTATACAAAAATATGAACTAATTAAAGATTAGCATAACAAAATAGTTTGAATCTACTAATTTCATATATCATACTAAGGTATATGAAATTTGAACAAATTGTCAACGATACGACTGTACATTTGTATTTAGGTGATTTAGATATACAACGACGAACTTTTACAGGAAAAAAATTCATAGGACTGTCTCTAACAAAAAACGACGACATACATATTCAGCATGATGTTACCAAACCATACGAATTAAAAGACAATAGTGTAGATAGTGTTCAATCAGAAGATGTCATGGAACATATTGAATATAATAATTTGAAAGAATGTATTAATGAAATCTATCGCATACTGAAACCTGGCGGATTATTTCGACTATCTATGCCAACCTACGAATGTGATATTCTTTACAATCGCTCAAAGAAGGATAAAGAAGGAAACATTATATTTGATGCAGGAGGAGGTGGGTCATATGATTATGCTAATAAAAAAGTTATTCGAGGAGGACACGTATGGTTTCCTACCTATCAATCAGTGAAGCAATTATTATTATCTACGAATTTTGATGAAAACAAAATAGATTTTTTACATTATTATGACGAAGAAAAACAACCCGTTCTCAAAAACATTGATTATTCTCTCGGTTATATTTCTAGAACTCCAGATAATGACTCCCGAGTTCAAAATCCTAGAAGACCTATGTCAATTGTGATTGATTGTTACAAATAACGGCCTAGCTTTCCAGTAAATTTTTCATTTTGATATATCTATCTTTTCCTCTGAATGCACAAAAATGATTGAATATCGCATTTTCATTTACACAGTTACTTCGCTCTTCGTATACATAATCGTTCAATGATATTTCACACATATCAAATTTAGTCATAGTATAACATAATGCAGGTTGTTCCCAAACTTTATGTACCCTTCTTTTTTTAATCAAACTCAAATATAAATTGTATGCATCATCAAATACTTCTTTTACTTTTTTACTAGGTTTGAATAATAATATTCCACTACATATAGCAGTTTTATCTGTGAAATGTTTATCATTTGTAATATGTCCAGCAAAGGATGCACTTTCCTGTGTTCTATCTGGATATCCATAAACATTTATTTTGTCGTTGATATTATCAAAGGTGGGGATTTCTTTTAATGTTACTATGTCCGTGTCTAAATACATGACTATTTCATTTGATGGTATATCATCTAATTTAATATGTTCAAAAAATCTTAAACGATATGCTGCGGATAGCGGTATTGATTCAACATGTGTTTTTATTACTATAACATTTTCAATAGACACATCCATATCCGTAAACAAATAGATAGTCCCTTTGAAATTTCCCTTTGTTTTAATACTTTCTATACAAACCTTTGCCTCTTCTATGTAATCCATATTTTTGAAAGCACAAATATAGATTATCATTAAAATGACTTATATAACTATACTGATATAGTTATATAATCATTTTTCCGCATGCTTATTGAAAATGTCCCTTCTACTTTTCAACCATTTTATCAATCGGTATATCCAGGTTATTCTTCTGGAAAAAATATAGAAGAAATATGCTATGATTACTTTTCAAAAGAATGTAACAATATTGAAAGTGACCTTATATATTTACCTGTATTTTGGACATCTTACTATGTGATAAATAATTACGGCGAAAATATTGAACCTCTATATGATTGGTTACATAGTTTAGATAAAACAAAGAAATATTTTACTATCGTCCAATATGCTTCAGGAATTTATATCAAAGACCCAATACATAATTTGACTGTGTTTTCTGCTGGTGGTGGAGGGCTGAATATAAAATCAAATTGTATCCGTGTAGAGCGTTTTTACAATTTAAGAAGACATGTATTTTATGGAAATACCGGAGATTATACCATTCCATTGATTTGCTTACCTAGCTTTCCCTATTTGAATATGGAACGAAATATTTTCTGTTCATTTATGGGTAGATTCGATACACACAAATGTCGGAAAGATATGCACAGATTATTGAGAAGCAATGCTAAATTCACTTTTTATAAATCCGTCGGATTTGAAGAATACAAAAATATATTGAATACTAGTATATTTACACTAGCACCTAGAGGATACGGGTATACTTCATTTCGAATATACGAAGCTATATTGGCAGAAAGCATTCCTATTTACATTTGGGAAGACAAAAAAGTGTTACCCTTTGAAGATGTATTGAATTGGGAAGAATTTTCGATTGTCATACATGCAAATGATATAAATCAACTGCCTGATATATTAGATAAATGTAATATAGAAAGTATGCAATCAAAGTTACGAGAAGTGAAACAATGTTTTATGTTTGAATATATATTTAATTACATTACTAATAAAATAGGTTAAACTATTTTATACTATACTTGTATAGAATGGTTCGTCAAATTTCGGTCGCAATTCCTCATTACAATAATGCTGAATTTATGCGTGAAACATTAGAGCACATATATAATGACGACCGTATAAGCGAAATTGTCATTTGTGACGATTGTTCGAAAGATTTTGAAGAATTACAGTCTATAGTTTCTGAATTCAACAATAACAAAATAGTTTTACTGCAAAATGAAAGAAATTTAGGTTGTTATCATAATAAATTACACAGTGTTAGCAAATGCACAAACGATTGGGCAATATTATTAGATTCCGATAATATTATGAAAAAAGATTACATTGATACTTTGTTTGATATCGAAAAATGGAATACAAATACTATCTATGCTCCAGTGTGGGCGAAAACATTTCCAGGAGAGCGACATTCAAATTTTTTGAACTATAATAAATTTAAAAATCAGTATATCACTCCTGCAATGTATTTACGTTATTTTAGTACCACTAATTTCAAATGCCTGATAAATAATTGTAATTATTTTTTACCAACAAAACAATATCTGGATGTTATGAATAAATACAATTACGTCCGAGAAACAATAGACTGTTTCGATTCAGCAGTATTGTTCACTGACTGGTTATGTAATAATAATGAAGTATTTGTAGTCGATGGTCTTATTTATTTGCATAGGTGTCATGCTAATTCTAATTACGTGTTGACTGCGTCTAAAACAGATACAAAAACCGTTGAACGTAATCTTGTAGATAAAATAAAAAGCTTTCATAGTACGTCTTTGCATCCAGCTCTACCTAATTGAACTCTTGATAGTGTTAGATATGGGTTAGGTCCGAATAAAGGAGAATAAATCTTCAAGAGTGTAAATAATATAAATAGTATATTTTTTCTATCTATATGTTGATTCCTTTTGATAAATTAATTAATGATTTTGATATCAAAGTCTTGGGTATTCTTCATGTAGGAGCACACAATTGCGAAGAATTAGAAAAATATAAATCCTGCGGGGTATCTATTGAAAATATGTATTGGATAGAAGCAATGCCTAAGAAAATTATTACAAATAAACAAAAATATGGTGAAAAACTGAATATATTTCAGGCTGTAATCAACGATGTAGATGATAAAGAAGTTACATTCCATATTACAAACAATGGCGAAAGTTCTTCTATATTAGAATTTGGAAGTCATGAACAAAATCACCCTCATGTAAAAGTAGTTTCGAGTCAATTGATGAAAACTACTAGATTAGATACATTGATTGAAACCAAACATATACCTATCGAAAAACTGAATTTCATAAATTTAGATATTCAAGGTGTAGAATTAAGAGCTTTGAAATCTATGGAAAAATATATGCAGCATATAAACTATATTTATACGGAGGTAAATACAGAACAAGTATATAAAGGGTGTGATGAAATTAATGAAATAGATAACTATTTGAAACAATTTGGGTTTTCTAGAGTAGCATCACAAATTTATTCTCAGTATGGTTGGGGTGACGCTTTTTACGTGAAAAACGTATTTGATTCAAAAAATTGATTATTGAATAATATGTAAATTATTCATTATATATTATTCATCACAATGGTCGTTATTTGTAATACTCCTTATCCTGAAGAATCTTCCTTTCAGGAGCATTTTGATACATTTTCCTTTCCCCTTAGTGATTTTCAAAAATATGCTATTCAATCTATCGTAGAAGGAAATCATGTACTCGTGACTGCACATACCGGGTCTGGGAAAACTTTGCCGGCTGAATTCGCTATTCGTCATTTTGCACAAAAAGGAAAAAAACTTATTTATACTAGTCCGATTAAAGCTCTTTCTAATCAAAAATTTCATGATTTTACGCAAAAATTCCCAGATATTTCTTTCGGATTATTTACAGGCGATATTAAAACAAACCCTGATGCAGATGTTCTTATTATGACGACCGAAATTCTTATGAATTATCTATTTACTTCATTGAATAAAAACACAGATGATATTGCGAAACAACAGACTACTTTGCAATTTGACATTGATGTTCAAAATGACCTTGGTTGTGTTGTATTTGATGAAGTACATTATATCAATGACGCAGATAGAGGACAGGTTTGGGAAAAAACAATACTCATGCTTCCGACTCATGTACAAATGGTTATGCTTTCTGCTACAATTGATAATCCAGCCGGATTCGCAAAATGGTGTGAACGCGGTGACGAAAGTGAAAATAGAAAACAAGTTTATTTAGCATCTACTAATCATCGTGTAGTTCCTCTTACTCATTATGCATTTCTAACATCGGTCGAGTCAATATTTAAACATGTAAAAGATAAGGTCACCCAAAAAGAAATCAAAGACGCAACAAACAAATTATTGTTATTACAAGACGCAAACGGACAATTCAGTCAGCCAACCTATGATAAAGTAAACAAAATCGAAAAATTATACAAAATAAATCGACAATTCATCAAACGTAAACATGTATTAAATCAATTATCTCAATATTTACGTGATAATGAAATGCTTCCCGCCATCGCTTTTGTGTTTTCTAGAAAACAGGTAGAAACATGTGCAGATGATATTACAGTACCTTTACTAGAATTCGATAGTAAAGTTGGATATACTGTCCGCCGCGAATGTGAACAAATTGTTCGAAAACTACCAAATCACCAGGAATATCTGGATTTACCAGAATACAATCATCTCGTATCACTTTTAGAAAAGGGTATTGGTATTCACCACTCTGGTATGATTCCAATCCTTCGCGAAATCGTTGAATTGATGATTTCAAATAAATATATCAAACTATTATTTGCTACGGAATCTTTTGCCATTGGCCTAGATTGTCCCATTAAAACAGCCATATTTACAAACGTAATGAAGTTTGACGGTCATGGAGAACGATATTTACATGCACATGAATATACACAAATGGCTGGTCGAGCAGGCAGAAGAGGTATAGATACACTCGGTTATGTTGTACACTGTAATAATTTGTTTTCACTACCGTCTGCCTATGAATACAGACAAATAATGGGAGGAGTACCACAGAAATTGGTTTCTAAATATCATATATCTTATTCGCTTATATTCAACTTATTGAAAAATGGTCAAAAGTGCAATTTCCATTGTTTTTCAGAGAAAAGTATGGTTCACAAAGAAATTCAACAATCCGTCAAAAGTCAATATGCGGATATAGAAGCAATTCAACTGAAGATAGATTCTGTTAATACTAAAACCAAAACTCCTATCGATATGTGTAATATGTATATTGAACAAGAAAAATTATATAAAAATGGTTCAAATAACGTAAGAAAACGCGCTGACAAAGAAATGAAACGGTTGAAATCTGAATACAATAATATTGACACGGACATAATGCAAATAAAAAGATTGAATGAGCTTAATAGTGAGTGTGATAGAATGAAATATGATGCCGAATTTACACAACAATACATTCTCTCGCAAACTGCTAAAGTATGTAAAATACTCATTGAGGATGGATTTATTTGTTGTTCCAATGAGAGTATGTGTTCTATTTATGTTCCTACAAATACTTACGAATTGACCAAAATTGGACAAATTGCTTCCAATATTGCTGAAATTCATCCACTGATTATTACTCGATTACTCGAACCGTGGAATTATTTTGAGAATTTTACTCACAAACAAATAATAGGTCTGTTTTCCTGTTTTGCTGACATTAAATTACCTGACGATAGCCGTTGTAATTATCCAGATTCAGAAGACATCTTTTTGAACAATCGCATCAAAGAAGTTGCTACAATGTATTCCCAATATGATGGAATAGAGGGTGAAAAAGATATTCGCACAGGAATTGATTATAACGTTCTGAATTATGACTTAATCGATATTGCTATGAAATGGTGCGATTGTCAAAATGAAACGGACTGCCGCGTATTTATAGAAAATGAGGTAAAACAATACTCAATTTCTATAGGTGATTTTACAAAAGCTATGCTGAAGATTGCTACTATCACGAGAGAATGGATGACTGTATTTGAACAATTAGGATATGTAGAAACCCTTCATAAGCTTTCTATGATTGAACCGATGATATTGAAATATGTTATGACTTCTCAAAGTTTATATGTATAGAATTTGAAACTGTTATCCAGAATAACTACTACCATAAGATTGTATTTTTAATTTCAATAAAAATTTCTCAGGAGAAGGCGAACTATCTATATGAACAATGTTCTTATTTTGTATTGTTTGTTCTCGTTCTCTACGTATTGGATATTTTTTTATTTGATTGTATTTTACATCATTTCCCGAGGAATTAGAATCAATGGAATTACTTCTAGACCCAAATGGACTCATCGTATATTATGTACACAAAATAATTTCTAGACTCTTTACAAAGTTACTAATTTTGAATAATATAACCACAAACCCAATCCAAATAGTGTTTTTGATACAAAATCGAGAACATTAAACCCAATATTTTTATATGTATTGTCTAACATATAAGATATACGATATCCTGCCCATACTAAGAAATAAAATCCATATACTACTATACTGTCTAATTTATTGATATCTATGAAATTTTTGTAAATCATATAAAACATCATACCGAATGCTGACATACTGAATAAATTAGCAATATATTTGTTCAAACTTCCCATTTCACCAACAAATCCAAATATCAAAATAATATAATTCAATATAATTACAGATGACATTGTTGAGAACAACAGTTTTTTATTCGCTATGGTTGCTAATACCGAACATAATACTATCAACATAACTGGTGTAGTAATTGCCCAATCAATATAACGTGTTTTCATTATGTATGTCCATTCAATGGGGCTATTTTCCTTTTCTGACGAATCTATTTGATTCAAATATAAAGAATAGAAATACCCAGAAACGACTGAAATACATGTTTGTAAGTTCAACATATGTCTATTTTGTACGTTCGATGTTCTCAATGATTCTGTAAAGGTTACTGTACCTGTTGTTAATAGAAGAATATATGTTATCATGAATGATGCTTTCACATAATATTGCGCTGGATTACTTACCATTATTTCTTTATCTTTCAATGTAGGACTAGACAAATCTTTGGTAGGTTTTGTTGATGGCGGTTTGGGTACCAACGGCAACGGTACCGCATTATTTTGAATCAAATTACTTTCTTCATTATTTTCTTCAATATAACTACTCATAAACAAATTATACTATATTCTATAACGACATAAAATTGAATATAATAACTATAATTAGAAGTATTCATCTAAACTTCTCTTCTTATATCATCAATGAATAATTATTCTAGTTCAGAAAACAGTGATTCTTCTTCTGAAGAAATACCATTACATAATTCTGATAGTGACGAAGGAGAAATAGTCATAGTAGATAGCGATGATTCTTCTCTCGAATATGCGAGCAGTTTTTACAGTGACATTGAAAGCGATAATGAATATGATGATATAAATCAACAAGACTATCAACATTTTTATTCAGAAAAAGAACATGGTAAATATTATATTGGATTATGTGATTATCATTATATGCCAAATCATATTATAATGGCGGCTTCTGTTTCTCCTCGCATTTATTATGGTCATACAAATCGTGCTATCGTACATTATCTATATTACTATAGTGGGGGTTACTGTGGAATATCTATTTCGCGGAAAATGCATATAGACATCATGAAGCTTCATATTTTAGAAGATGGTACGTATACTGTTATTGTAAAAACGTTTTGGTTGCGTTTAGTACAGCGTAGATGGAAAACCATATACAAAGAACGTATGAAATGTATACAAAAAAGAAAACGGGTACATTCATTGAAATACAGAGAATGTAACGGTCAGTGGCCACGAGATATTGCCTATTTGCCTGGTTTACACAGTATTATTGACTATAGTTTACTTATCAAAGGTCATTAAATACAAAAATTGGTTGATGTCTATCAATAATTCATCGCGTATAGTTAATATATCACTATCTCGTTTTTTATCGAAATATTTATCCATGTTTATGAAAAACTCGCGGAATTCGAATATACGTTCTTTGAAGTCACGTGTATTATCGCAATCTATCAACTTCATTTTTTTACTCATCATACGAATGCGAGAACTATCTTTACCTAATAATACTTCTACAAATTCGTCTGTATGCTTATTCAAACTAGCATGTAATTCATCGGTTGCTTTATGCTGAGCATAAGAACGTGTTTTCCAATGATACAACTTCACCATATTGATTAATTCTAAAAATATTTTTACAATATGTGCTTTGTAATCTAATGATTTACTTCTTCGTTTTGATGTTTTTCTTTTATTGTTTGTATTATTTTTCAATGTTTTGGGCATGGTATATGTTATAATGATATTTTTTATTGTACTAAATCAACAATGAATATCTTTTGTATTCATACATGTAAACAGAAAATTGATAACTGTGATACAATAATATCAGTAATAAAATTATAATCACTATTTCAAAAATGGTTGAATTTGCAAAAGATACGAATATTGCTTACACTCGGTATTTATATAATCATACTGAAGTACGACAGTCATTGTTCATTTCTATGTTGAATTACAATATAGATGAATCATTATATTGGGCTTATGAATTGTATTATTCAGGTTATAAAGTAGAAACATGCGAATTTATATTGGATACGTATTTGTTGATTTACCGAGATGATAACAATGAATATGAAAACAAAATTATAAATGACATTAATATTTTGAAAGAAGAAGATAATGCCATAATGTATGGTAATATAATTGCAACGTTGTGTACATTACAATATGATTTACAAAAATTTTGCAAAAAATATTTGAAAATAGAGGTAAAACAAATAAAAATCAAAAAAAATAATATGTTAGTAGAACTGAACGATGAATATATCAAAGAATTTGAAACTGTAAATATCAGAGAAAAATCTTATCGTGTTTTGAGAAATGTTATAAAGTACCCGATTCGAAATGATTATAATCTCATTTTCAACACTCTACTTCCTTCTTACGAAAATTTATATAAGATGATGTATTATCATTGGTTATATTATGCTTCTAAAAATCCGGTATGGTATGAAAGAATTTGTGAACATAATGGTGTAGTGGACA